ATTATAGAGAAAAGCTATGAATTCTTTTTATTCCAAGACAAGTTAATGTCTGGAGCAGAACAAGGATTGAAAATATATCCTGATGCAATTGCATACTGTACATCTGGTCAAATGGACCCAGTTAGAAAAAGAATATTATCGTATTTACACAAAGCACTAAAACCAATCAATCAATTGCGTATGATGGAAGACTCGTTAGTTATCTATAGACTAGCTCGAGCTCCAGAACGTAGAATATTCTATATTGATGTTGGTAACTTACCTAAAGGTAAAGCTGAAGAATACCTAAGAGGTATTATGAATCAGTATAGAAACAAGTTAGTATATGATGCTAACACTGGTGATATTAAAGACGATAAAAAACATATGAGTATGTTAGAAGATTTCTTCTTACCACGAAGAGAAGGTGGAAGAGGAACTGAAATCACAACATTACCTGGTGGAGAAAACCTAGGTCAAATAGATGATATAGTATATTTTCAAAAGAAACTATATAAATCTTTAAATGTACCAGTTAATAGATTAGAACAAGAAGCTCAGTTTAGTCTTGGAAGAACATCCGAGATAACAAGAGACGAAGTCAAGTTTAAGAAGTTTATTGATAGGTTGAGAAAAAGATTCTCTGACTTATTCATGCAATTACTTAAAACACAACTCTTACTTAAAGGTGTTATTACCAAAGAAGATTGGAAAACATGGAAAGAAAGTATTGCTTTTAATTATATAGAAGACAACTACTTTTCAGAGTTAAAACAATCTGAAATGTTAAGAGAAAGATTCGATATGCTAGGTTCTCTCGATGAGTACGTAGGTAAATACATATCAAATGAATGGATACGTAAAAACGTATTAAGATTCTCAGACGATGAAATTGAAGAAATGCAAAAACAAATCGATCAAGAGAATAAAGATGGTGAAAACGAAGTACCAGATGGCGATGACCCACGTTGGGATGGTTAATGGGACAAGAGTTTTTATAAATATATAAACAAGGTAGAAAAAAATGAATACAAATGAATTGATTAAAAATTTAAATGATGGCGATAACGTTAATGCCAATAAACAGTTTAATACTATAATGGCAGATAAAATGACTGCCGCTATGGATGCTAAAAAGATAGAAATAGCATCTAGCTTGAATCAGGTAAATGCTGATTCTAACACAAACGAGGAATAATAATCCGTGCTATCATTTGTTGAATTAAGAGAAAAAGTTAAGCTTAAAGGCGGCGAAAAACAAGTCAAGTCTTATAAAGCTGGTAAACGAAAAGACAAAGAAGTTATCCTTACTAAAAAGGGTAACAATTTTGCTGTTTACGTAGATAGCGAACTTCTCGATAACGACTTCAAAACAGAAAAAGAAGCCGAAAAAGCAGCAAATGATATGTTAAAACTACTAGGTATCTAAATGAAATTAATAACTGAATACGTAGAAAACAACTTAGATGTAATATGCGAAGCTAAGAAAGATGGCGAGAAAAGCTATTTTATCGAAGGTGTGTTTATGCAATCTAATAAAAAGAACAGAAATGGTCGTATATACGAAAAGAAAACTATGGAAAAAGCTGTAGAAAAATATATGGTCGAACAAGTTAGAACAGGGAGAGCTGTTGGAGAGTTAAATCATCCAGAAGGACCAACAGTTAACCTTGATAAAGTTTCACACAAAATCACAGATCTGCATTGGCAGGGAAATGATGTTGTAGGAAAGGCATCAATACTTAAAACCCCTATGGGAAAAATAGTCGAAGGACTACTCGAAGGTGGAGTTAAGCTTGGTGTATCAAGTCGTGGTATGGGAAGTCTTGTATCGAAGAATGGCGCTCAATATGTGGGAGATGACTTTATGTTATCAACTGTAGATATTGTTCAAGACCCTTCAGCTCCGTCGGCATTTGTCAACGGAATTATGGAAGGTGTTGAATGGGTATGGGATAATGGGCTAATTCGTCAACAAGATATTGAAGAAATTGAGACTGAAATAAGAAGCGCTCCTCGCAAAAATTTGCAAGAAGCTGAAATAAGAGCTTTTAAGAATTTCCTCTCTAAATTAAAT